AAAAAGGTCCAGCCATAACCCTGCCTCTCGGCAGTCAGGCCAATGTAAAAACCGCTGCCGCTGCTCTGCTCTCTGGTGCGCAGAACCCTATGCTGTTCAAAAACACTGCTGCTGGTACTGCTCCCGGTGCCTTCGGCCTCGGTACGTCATCCTCTGGTCAAGCTGCCCGTAATGCCACTGCGTTTTCAGTGACTGAAACGCTGTATCCCTCCAACCTTTACGCTGATCTGACTAACGCCACTGCGGCCACCATCAACGATCTGCGCGAAGCCTTCGCTCTACAACGCTATGAAGAAAATCGTGCTCGCTACGGTAGCCGCTTCACTGAGTATCTGGCTGCTGCTTTCGGTGTCCGCTCTTCTGATTCACGCCTTCAACGGCCTGAGTATCTGGGTGGCGGGAAACAAGTGATCCAATTCTCCGAAGTGCTCCAAACTGCTCCAAACGCCTCCGGCGATCTGGGCGTCGGTGAGCTCACCGGCCACGGTATCGGCGCTGTTCGCTCCAATCGTTATCGCAAGTTCTTCGAGGAACACGGCTACGTCCTGTCCTTCTTGCAGGTGCAGCCCAAAACAATGTATGCGCAGGGTTTAAACCGGACATGGAATCGGCGCATCAAGGAAGATTTCTTCCAACGTGAACTGCAACACATTGGGCAACAAGAGGTTCTCAATAAAGAGCTCTATGCTGCTCACGCCACTCCAAACGGGACCTTCGGGTACCAAGATCGCTACGACGAATATCGTCGTGCTGAATCCACCATCGGCGGTGAATTTCGCACTACGCTCGATTACTGGCACATGGCTCGCCTTTTCGCCAGTGACCCTGCTCTCAATGCCTCTTTCGTGAAGTCAAACCCCACCAAACGCATCAACCAAGTCCAATCCAACGACGTTCTCTGGGTCATGGCTAATCACAATATCCAAGCCCGTCGCGTCGTCGCTCCCGTCGGTACCTCCTTCATCGCCTAAGGAAAAATCATGAAACAACACATCGTTCCCCCTGAAATTCGCTTCGAGCATCCCGACCCAAATCCAATCGAAGCTCCAGTCCGGCCCGGCCCGGCTCCCAACACTCTGGCCAAGCTTTTGGCCCAAAACCGTCAACTCGCTGCTCAGGCCTTGGCCATGCAGGAAATTGACGAAACCTTCGAGGAGTCTGACGACTTCGATGTTGACGACTTCAATGGAGCGCTTGACTATGCAAAAACTAAATGGGAAGTCGCAGCCGATGCTGCCCTTCTCACCCCCCACGAGCTCTTCGAGCGCGTCTACGGTGCCCCACAAGCTGAACTTATCAAACAAGCAGCTATGGCAAATGGAGCGTCTGGTGCTCCAAAACCCGGGGATCCCCCCGGAAACAATTCGGGTGTGGCTCCTTAAACCAAGTCACTTCCCCTACCACAACCCCACTGATAGACAATAGGGTCTAACCCTACCTAAACTGTCTCGGATGCTGCCCCCTTGGGGGCAGCATGTCGCGAAGCGCAAACCATCCCCCCCTAGTACATGTCCTTGATATGTACTATGCTAGGTGACAAGAACATGGCAAAAACTATCTCACGGCCAAAGGCCAAAACATCAAAAATGGCAGCGCGTGGTGCCTCTGCCACCACTAGTAGGGTTTACCCTGCTGCGATGCCTCAAGCCATCCCCCGGCGGTCGCAAAACCTTCGGGCACGCGTAGTCGTGCCAGATCTCCCACTGGTTGACCGGCGGGTCTTCTCGTTCGAGTCACCTCTAGAAGCGCCTGCAAGGCGCTCAAGCGGTCGCCCGGCACGGGTGATCGCTCCCCCCCTGAAAAAACCCCTCAAAACGCCATCTGGCGTGATCTACAGGGGTTTTTCTCCATCCGCGCTGCTCTTTGATCGCCCGGAGGGTGTCAAGGTCTGCGTGCAACGTGGTGTCCGCAAAGAAGTCATGCACGCCAGTGGTAAAGCTGGCAAGGGCTACAAACGGCCGCCTGTGTTCAACAAATATTCAAAAATAAGGTGTAAATAATGGGACCTTTCTCTATCGGCGGCCTTCTCGGCATCGGTCAAGGCCTCTCAAACCTCTTCGGAGACGACGATGACTACCAACAACGTCTGCAAGCTGACACGCAGCGTGAATTTGCTCAAAACGGTATCCGCTGGCGTGTTGCAGACGCTAAAGCGGCCGGCCTTCATCCACTGGCTGCTCTCGGTGCTGCTGGTGCTAGTTATTCTCCTGTCATCAGTGCTGGCAGCGATTCTCTGGGTGATCGTCTTGGCGGTGTGCGCGACTCCTTGATGGAAATGGGCCAGAACACCAAACGCGCTGAAGTTGCCACCATGACACCTCACGAGCGCGAAATGGAAGAACTCGCCCTTGAACGGGCCAAGCTGCAAAATCGTCTGCTTGAAGGTCAGATACAAAATGAATGGGCTGCCCTCATGGGCTCACCCCCCACGCCTACCATGCCTGCGGCGATTGCTCCCCGGCCTACCACTCGGCTCCGTTCGGGTGCTCGGCAAGCTGCTCCAGGACAGGTCGAGTCTCGTCCCTCTCAGTCAATATCGTCGGTCCCCGGTGATTCTGGCCTTGAGGCTGCCGGTACTCCCGGCTTTAAAGATTTTGGAGTCTCCCCAAATGTCCGGATCGAACTTCCCAATCAGCAGCTTTCGGAGAGCCTTGAGGGTATGGGCGTGGCTGGTCACGTTCTTGGCCCTGTGCTCTCTGCTATCCGTACGGGTGACTTGTTCTTCAACGGAAAACCCGACAGCAAGCCTTCTCAGAATCTACTCCCTCCCGGGTATCGGTGGGAGTGGTCAGTCACCCGTCAAGGGTGGTTCCCCGTTGGTGGGACAACGCCGAAGTCCTTCCAATACAACCCCTCCGGCCTTCGTGGCCGTTATTAAGGAGTAAATCATGGCTTATCGTCGTTCTCGTGGTCGTCGCTCTCGCGGTCGTCGCGGTCGTCGCATGGTCGGGCGTCGCTCGCCCGTTCGTCGTGTCGGTTATCGCATGTGATGCATGCTTTGCAAGAACCCGTACGTGAAGGGCATCGTTCCCTTCCCTTGTGGCAGGTGCCCACCCTGCCTTTCCGCCCGGCGCAAGCTGTGGACCCACCGAATCATGTTGGAGTCCGAGTCGCACCTTCATAATTCTTTTGTAACGCTTACCTATGATGAAGAAAACCTCCCCGAAGATGGTTCAGTTGTACCGGTTCACACTCAGAAGTGGCTTAAAAGGCTACGTGCTGAGGTTGGGTCCATACGGTATTTCCTTGTCGGTGAATACGGTGGGCGCTATAAACGTCCTCACTATCACGCTGCGCTTTTTGGTTTTCCCCACTGCCCGGACAAAGACGCGCAACTTACCAAGCGGGGGTGCTTCTGCCCCGTCTGCTCCGTCCTCAGAAAAACATGGCCCTGGGGGTCCTGTAATTCTGGCGAGCTCAATCAAAAATCTGCTCAATACATCGGCGGATACATTCAGAAAAGGATGACTAAACATGAAGACGAACGACTCGGGGGACACCATCCCGAATTTGCGCGAATGTCGTTGCGCCCCGGACTCGGAGCCTTCGCGGTGCCGGGAATTGCCGAGGTGCTGGCGACGCGTGCCGGTGCACAGAGTATTGCTACCACTGGGGACATCCCGGCCGTCCTCAGAAACGAAAACCGAATGCTCCCCTTGGGGCGCTATTTAAGGCGCAAAGTCCGTGAAGAATTGGGCTTTGAATCAACGGGCGGCCAAGCTAAACCTAAGGCCGACACTCTGGCAGAAATGTCTGCTCTGTTCGAGGCTTCGCGCTCTCGTGCGGCTTACCTCACGGAAAAACCGTTCATCGAACGGCAAAAAATCCTTCAGCTAGAAGGCAAACTCAAAATCTGGAACAAAAATGAAACGCTCTAAATTTTCCCTCTCCAATTACAAGCTCTTGACCTGTGATATGGGCGAGCTCGTCCCCTGTGGTCTTACTGAGGTTCTCCCCGGAGATACCATCCAGCAGGCTACTTCCCTTCTCGTTCGTGTCTCTCCGCTGGCGGCTCCCGTCATGCATCCTGTCCACGTTCGTGTCCATCACTGGTATGTGCCTAACCGTATCATCTGGGATGAATTTGAAGATTTCATTACCGGAGGTCCCGATGGGCTCAATGCTTCCGTCTTCCCCACTATCTCGTCTGGAGGTGGCTTTGCTGTTGGTTCTCTCGCTGACTATCTCGGCTGTCCTACCGGAGTGGCTTCTCTTGACGTTTCCGCCTTGCCCTTCCGTGCCTACGCAAAAATCTGGAACCAGTGGTATCGAGATCAGGATCTTGAAACCGAACTCACCATCGATCTCACATCTGGACCAGACACCACTACCAATACTGCTTTGCAAAACGCAGCATGGGAAAAGGACTACTTCACAACCTGCCGTCCTTGGGCTCAAAAAGGTCCAGCCATAACCCTGCCTCTCGGCAGTCAGGCCAATGTAAAAACCGCTGCCGCTGCTCTGCTCTCTGGTGCGCAGAACCCTATGCTGTTCAAAAACACTGCTGCTGGTACTGC